ACTTCGAGGCAAAGATGCAGGCTGCGCGCGTCCCGGGGGCCATCTGCGGCAAGGAAGCGGCATTCCTGACTGACTGCTGGGTACATGGGCGGCTGCACAAGGCGCTGCCTGTCGGCCTGTGGCTGGCTCTCGTCGCGAAATATTCGACGCATCTGGAGCGCAAGCACGATGCCATGATGGCGCTTGCCGGGGCTGTGAAGTCTCCGGCTCCCGAGCGTTTCGTGCAGTGCGCCGTTGCCACATGGGCGTTCCCCAAGCTGCCGGGTGCAGAAGGGAAGCGCAGCACAAGCGTATTGCCGGCCGCATGGTACGACATGGATCGCTGGAGCGAAGACCCGGTAGCCGAGCGAACTAAGCACCGCTGGAAGTCAGCCATTCGCCGCGACTTGGAAGACCAGGTGAACAAGGCTCTGATCGAGGCTCAACACATTCTTGACATGGAAGGATTAATTTCATGTCAGGCTGCTTGACAGGGAATGGCAGAGTGGCATAGAGTGTTCACTATCTTGGTCATCTTGCGCGTTGAGATGGTCGAGAGCAGGTGAATCCCTGTAAGGGGTGACGAGAGCCAATAGCGGGAAGCAAATCCGAGTCGCAGTGCCTAGGCCTGACAAGGTGAGCTTGGCCTGACCCGCGCCAGTTATTCCGGCCACCTGCACCAATCCAAGAGCCCTGACTTCGGTCGGGGCTTTTTCGTTTCGGGCGCTAAAGGCCGTTTGAATGGCTCGCCACCATGCGCCCAACCCTCTTCCGGCCCCATGCCTGCCTCCTTGCTCATAGGCGGATCGCACGCGCATGTGAGGCCGGACTAATTCAACTGCCCCATGCGGGATAACCGAGATATGAAGATGCCCGACCGTCCTGAAACGTGGGCTGCGGCGCTCGCATGGCTGCAGACCGTTGCCCCAAGCCTGTATGCGTTCGGCCTGTCCGTAACCATCGCTGTATTGCGTGTGGTGTATGGCGGCGGCACTAAGCGCCAGATGGTGCTCGAGGGTGCGCTGTGTGGATTCGCCACGCTGACTCTGGTTCCGCTGCTCGAGTACTTCGGTCTTCCTCAATCGATGGCTACCTTCGCGGGCGGCACGGTCGGCTTCCTTGGCACTGAAAAGCTCCGTGACCTGGCTATCCGCTGGGGAGAGAAGAAGGCGAGCGCATAAGGGGTTGGCGCATGCTCCTGCTGAATCTGATTCTGGCCTGGCTGTATCAGCTGAGGCCTCGACCTATCGAGTATCCCCAGGCGGCTGATGTTGAGCCATACCAAGCGCACCCCCTAAGCCACAGGGACCGCGCCCATAAGGCGGGCGTATGGACCTGATGCCTGGGAATTGAATCTGAAGGGCTGGCTTGTAATCAGGCCAGCCCGATCTCGTGAGCGCATTCGACGAGTCCGTTGACGAGGTTCGCATGAAACGCCTCCACGCCACCCTGATCCTGATATGCCTCGCAGCCTGTGTCGCTGTGATGATCGGGAAAGAGGTGTGGCTGTATTGGCGCAAACAACATAGGAGCTCGCATGAGCGCATTCATCGTTCACGCTATAGGCGTTGAGCACGAGATCACCGCGCACACCTACACGCTAGGGTCTGACGGACTGAAGTTCATCGGTTCCGATGGCGTCACCGTTGCGATCTTCACCTCCTTCGACTGGATGAAGCTAGTCCAATCAGCTTCCTGATAAAAAATCAAGGGAAATCAAAATGGCAGCAGGCGGAAAGCGTGCAGGCGCTGGCCGTCCGGCTGGTCGCCGCAACAAAGTGACGGCCGACATCAAGGAGATTGCTCAGTCCTTTGGTGAGGAGGCCATCAAGTCGCTGGTAGAGATCGTTCGTGACGGCGAGGCGCCCCATGCGGCGCGTGTGTCGGCGGTCAAGGAGTTGCTGGATCGCGGCTATGGCAAGGCCAAGCAGGCGCTCGAGCATTCGGGCGGCATGACATACAACGTAGTGACGGGTGTTCCTCATGGCTCAGACACAGACGATTGATCTGGGCTACCGACCGAGGCAGTGGCAGAAGCAGGTTCACAGCAAGCGCAAGCGGTTCACGGTGTGTGCGCTGCATCGCCGGGCTGGCAAGACAGAGCTCGCAGTGATGGAGCTGGTCGACAAGGCCATGCAGTTCCAGCTGGATCTCGGGCTGTTCGCCTACGTGGCTCCGTATCTCAAGCAGGCCAAGGCAATCGCCTGGCTGCGACTGAAGCACTACTGCCTGAAGATCCCGGGAGTCGAGGTCAACGAGTCCGAGCTGTGGATCAGGTTTCCGCACAACGGCGCGACGATCCGCCTGTTCGGTGGTGACAACGCTGACGCAATGCGCGGCCTGCGCCTAGATGGCTGTGTGATCGATGAGGTTGCGCAGATCAAGCCGGAGCTGTGGGAGGAGGTTGTCCAGCCGGCTCTGTCCGACCGCAAGGGCTGGGCGCTGTTCATCGGCACGCCGCACGGCCTCAACCTGTTCTCCAAGCTGTTCTTCGACGGCCAGTCCAAGGCTGATTGGCTGAGCGTCCGCTACACGGTGTACGACACCAAGGCGATCGAAGAGGGCGAGGTCACGCGTTTGCGGGCAGACATGAGCGAGAACGCATTCGCCCGCGAGTACCTGTGCGACTTCTCAGCGGCCGGTGATGACCAGCTGCTCAGTCTGTCTGAGGTCGAGGACTCAAGCCGCCGCACGCTCCGCGAGGATCAGTACAGCTTCGCGCCCGTCGTCCTGGGCGTTGACGTTGCCCGCTATGGCGATGACTCGTGCGTGATCATGCGGCGCCAGGGTCTCGGCTCGTTCCCTCCGCTGGTGTGGCAGGGCATCGACAACATGACCTTCGCCGGTCATGTGGCGCAGCAGATTACCCAGCACAAGCCTGATGCCGTATTCATCGACGCAGGGCACGGGCAGGGCGTTATAGACCGGCTGAGGCAGCTTGGCTTCCACGTCATCGAGGTTCACTTCGGTGGTGCCGCTGGACATCCGCGGTTCAAGAACAAGCGCGCCGAGATGTGGTACGCGATGGCCGCCTGGATCAGGCAGGGCGGTGTTATCCCGGCTGACTCCAGGCTCAAGCAAGACCTGGCGACTCCGACCTACAGCTATGACAAGGCCGGCAAGATCCAACTCGAGGCGAAGGACGACATCAAGGCCCGCGGCCTGCCGTCTCCCGACATCGCCGACGCCCTTGCCCTGACCTTCACCTTCCCGGTGCAGAAATCCGACTACACACACGCTCACGGCTCTGCGCTGCTGAGCGACTACGACCCGTTTGCGAGGCAATGACCCATGTGCAGCAGCAAGCTGAAAAAGATCATCAAGAAGGTTGACCCGCTGATGGGCGGTGACGCGATCCTCGACAAGGTTGGCCTGCCGTCCGTGTTCGGTGATGAGAACGGCTTCGTGCAGGAGCCGGTAGAGATCGGCGCCACGCAGGTGGCTGCTGCTCCGGAGGCGCCGACTGAGGTTGATTCGGGCGTGCTGGCCGCTCGTGAATCCGAGCGCCGCCGCCGCGCAGCCGCCGCTGGGCAGAACAGCACCATCCTGACTGGCGGGCTTGGTTCCGCAAACACCGGGCAGAAAACTCTGTTGGGGGCGTAAATGGCTGACTCTCTGCGTCAACGGCTGGATCGCCGGCTCTCTCAGCTCAAGCTGGAGCGCGACCGTGGCTGGTTTCCGCTGTGGCGCGAGATCAGCGACCATATTGCCCCGGACATGGGGCGCTGGAATGCGACGGATGCGAACGAAGGCAAGCGCCGCGACCAGCTGATCATCAACTCGACAGGCCGGTCCTCGCTGAAGATCCTGGCCTCGGGCATGTTCTCCGGCATGACCAGCCCCTCGCGGCCGTGGTTTAAGCTGGCCACGCCAGATGCGGCGCTGATGGAGTTCGGCCCGGTCAAGTCCTGGCTGCACCAGGCCGAGAAGGTGCTTCAGGACGTGTTCGCACGCTCCAACCTGTACAACGTGTTGCCCACGCTCTACGCAGAGCAGGGCGCATTCGGCACAGGCGCTATTGCCTGCATGCCGGATGACGACGAGTTCGTGCGGTTCTACAACTTCACGGCCGGCAGCTACATGGCCGCCACGAGTGCCAGGCAGCAGGTTGACACGCTCTACCGCGAGTTCCGCATGACGGCGCGGCAGATGGCGCAGCAGTTCGGCAAGGACGCGCTGAGCAGCACTGTTCGCACGATGCTGGACAACAACCCGGACGGCTGGGTCGATGTCTGCCATGCGGTTGAGCCGAACGACGAGCGCGACCCATCGCGGCCAGACAACCGCAACATGCCGATTCGCTCGGTGTATTGGGAGAAGGGCGGCGACGCGGACAAGGTGCTGCGTCAGTCCGGCTTCCAGAATTCGCCGATCATGGTCCCGCGCTGGGATGTGAACGGTGAGAACGTTTATGGCGCCGGTCCTGGCTCCGTCGCGCTGGGTGATACCAAAGCCCTGCAGCTGATGGAGAAGCGCAAGGCGCAGATGCTGGAGAAGCTGGTCAACCCGCCCATGGGTGCCCCGGCCTCGCTGCGTGGTCAGCGTGCGTCGATCCTGCCGGGCGACATCACCTACCTGGACACGACCAACATCGGCCAGCAGTTCGCGCCGCTGCACGAGATCAACCCGTCCGCCTACTCGGCGCTGCGTGCAGAGATCGAGGCGCACGAGCAGCGTATCGAGTCCGCGTTCTTCGTCGACCTGTTCCTGATGATCAGCTCGATGGACGACGTGCGCACCGCGACTGAGATCGCTGCGCGCAAGGAAGAAAAGATGCTCATGCTCGGCCCGGTGCTCGAGCGCATGAACGATGAGCTGCTGGATCCGCTGATCGATCGCGTGTTCGGCATGATGCTCGAGCAGTCGGTGCCGCGTTGGTCTGGTCTGCTGCCAGGCAATCCGATGCTGCCGCCGCCTCCGCAAGAGCTGGCCGGCATGGACCTGAACGTTGAGTATGTGTCGATCCTGGCTCAGGCGCAGAAAGCCCTGGGCGTGGCAGGCATTGAGCGCGCCGTCAGCTTCGCGGGCAACCTCGCTGGCATCCAGCCTGACATCGTCGACAAGATCGACTTTGACCAGGCCGTCGACGAGTACACCGCCATGCTTGGGGTGCCTCCGACCATGATCCGCTCGGATGAGGACGTTGCAGCGCTACGCCAGCAACGCGCCGAAGCCCAGCAGCAACAGCAGGCGATGGAGCAGATGAGCGCGGGCATTCAAGGCGCCAAGCTCCTGTCCGAGACCAACGTCACCGACCCTAGCGCACTGACAGCACTGGTAGGCCCATGACCAACGCAAGCGATGAGCGCGCCCTGAAAGATGCGGCGCGAGAGGAGCGGCTTGCCCGCGAAACAACTGCAGCCGACTTCAAGTGGCTGATGGACGACCCGCGTGGGCGCCGCTTTGTGTGGCGCCTCATGGGGCGCTGCAAGGTGTTCGAGCCCGTCTTTAACACCCATGGTGGCGTGATGAACTTCAACGAAGGCCGGAGAGATACCGGCCTTTTTCTTTTGGGCGAGATCGATCGGCTGTGTCCCGCGCAGTTCGCGGTAATGGCAGCAGAGAACGCCCGCAAACCCGAGGAAACGGAAACCAATGACTGACTCGACTACAGCCAGCGCCCCGGAAACAACCACCAGCGCAGCGACAGACGTTCAGTCCGGAGCCCCTACCGAAGCCCCTCAGCAAGCACCGGCCACCCCGGAGCCTGCCGCAGAGGCCAAGCCAGGGGACACCGGCCAGCCGCCGCAGCCTGAGTACACCGACTTCTCCCTTGCCGAAGGCATGGAGCTCGACACCGAAGTGCTCGACAGCTTCAAGGGGATCGCCAAAGAGCTTGGCATCACCCAGGAAGCCGCACAGAAGCTGATCGATCTCCAGGGCCAGCTCGAGGCAAAGCGAGCAGTGGCGCAGCAGCAGCAACTGGCCGAACAGGCGCAGCAATGGGCCGACGCCGTAAAGGCGGACAAGGAGATCGGCGGCGAGAACTACGACAAGAGCGTGGCAACCGCCGTGAAGGCCATCGAGCAATTCGGCAGCCCCGAACTGCGCAACCTGCTGAGCGAGACCGGAATCGGTAACCACCCCGAACTGGTCAAGTTCTGTCATCGCATTGGCAAGGCACTGAGCGAGGACAACCTCGTGATGGGCGGCAATCAGAAGCCATCCGCGCGTACCGCTGACGTGCTGTTTGGCGACATCAAACTGAGTTGAGGACTGACACATGGCAACCCTGAACACCACCAACCCCACGCTGGCGGACCTCGCCAAGCGCAAGGACCCGGACGGCAAAATCGCCAAGATCATCGAGCTGCTGAACGGCACCAACGAGATCCTGGACGATATGCCCTGGATGGAGGCCAACGACGGCACCGGTCACAAGACCACCATCCGCTCCGGCCTGCCGCAAGGCACCTGGCGCAAGCTGAACTACGGCGTGCAGCCCGAGAAGTCGACCACTGTGCAGGTGCGCGATGGCACCGGCATGCTGGAAAGCTACGCCGAGGTTGACCGCAAGCTGGTCGAGCTGGCCAAGGACAAGTCCGGTTTCATGCTCTCCGAGCACAAGGCCTTCCTCGAAGGCATGAACCAGAACATGGCCACCCAGCTGATCTACGGCGACGCCTCGCTGAACCCAGAGCGCATCACCGGCCTCGCGCCGCGCTTCAACAGCAAGAGCGCCGAGAACGGCCAGAACATCATCGATGCGGGCGGCACTGGCTCCAACAACACCTCGATCTGGCTGTGCTGCTGGGACGAGACCACCATCCACGGCATCTATCCGGAAGGCACCGTTGGCGGCCTGAAGGTCGGCCCGAACAAGGAAGAGACCCTGATCGACGCCGCTGGCGGCCGCTACGAGGGCTTCCGCACTCACTACGAGTGGAACGCTGGCCTCACCCTGCGCGACTGGCGTTACGTGGTGCGCATCGCCAACGTCGATGTCACTGCCCTGACCAAGAACGCATCGGCCGGTGCTGACCTGATCGACCTGATGGTCCAGGCCATCGAGCTGCTGCCGAACGCCCGCGTCGGCCGCCCAGTGTTCTACGGCAACCGTACCGTGCGCAGCTTCCTGCGTCGGCAGATCGCCAACAAGTCCAACGTCTGGCTGAACATGGAAGAGGTCGCAGGCCGCAAGGTTATGACCTTCGACGGTGTTCCGTTCAAGCGCGTTGACGCCATCCTCAACACCGAGGCTCGCGTGGTTTAAGCCGCGCAGCCTCTGACATAGGAGAGTTTCACATGGCGATCATCGATCGTTTCCTTCAGGTCTCTGCCGGCCAGGCCGTGACCGCTTCCGCTGCGTCGACCGACGTTATCGACGCCGGCTCCACTAAGAACGCCAGCATCGGCCGCGACATCGGCGCTGGTACGCCGCTGTTCATGGAGTTCGACGTGCTGACCACGGCAACCGCCGCGGGCGCCGCAACCGTCACCTTCTCGGTGCAGGACTCGGCTGACAACAGCTCCTTCGCTGATGTCGTGGCTACCAAGGCCGTGCCGCTGGCGGAGCTGACCGCTGGCAAGCAGTTCTTCCTGCCGCTGCCTCCGGGCATGCGTCGCTACGTGCGCGCCTACTTCACCGTTGGCACTGGCCCGCTGACTGCTGGCTCGTTCAACGCTCAGATCGTCGACGGTGCCAACTACCAGCGCGCCTACCCGGACCTGCTGTAAGGAGGTAGCAAATGCGCGTTAAAGCCACGGCGCCCGGGTTCTACGGCTGCCTGCGCGATGTCGGCGAGGAGTTCGACATCAGCGGCGAGCAAGACCTGGGCAACTGGATGGCGAAGGCGGGCGACAAGCCAAAGCCAGAAGCCAAGGCAAAGCCCGGCCCCAAGCCGGCCGCCAAGCCTGAAGAAAAGCCGGAAGACAACCTTCCGGACGCGTAACACCAAGGGGCCTTCGGGCCCCTACTCATTTCCGGAGATCGCATGGCCAGTGTCGTCCAAATCTGCAACATGGCGCTCACCCGCATCGGGCAGAACCAGTTCATCGACTCGATCGACGAGCAGAGCAAAGCGGCCGAGCTGTGCGCGCTCCATTACGAACTGTGCCGGGATGACCAAGGTTTACTCGCTACTGGCCAAGG